AACAACAATTCTTTCTTCTGCATGTTGGGTTATTGCTGGTACTATCAGTACTACATTTTTCCCAGCAGATAGCATAATTACTGTAGCTAATACAACTAAGCGTTTCAGAATTGTTACAAATACAGGCAACTCTATTTTAGCGCAATCTCTAGATAACTATGAACCAGTAATTGGTACTACATTTGTAGCTGCAAGTGCGCAAACTTTTAATGCTACTGCAGTAACTGCTCCAAAGACAGATAAATATTCAGGTGACTTACTGTTTATAGATAACAAGTCTGGATTCACCCCAACAGCAGATCAATCAGTGACGCTTAGAACTATCGTTAGATTCTAAGAATAAATATACTTTATACAAAGTAAGAGAAAAGACCAAATGCTAGATTTCAACACAGAACCATATAATGATGACTTTGACGAAGATAATAAATTTCATAGAATTTTATTCCGTCCAAGTTTTGCTGTTCAAGCACGTGAGTTAACACAACTCCAATCAATTCTTCAAAACCAAATTAAACGAGGTGGTGATCACTTGTTTAAACAGGGTGCCATGATTATTCCTGGACAGATGGCAATCGACTGCAATGTATCATATATTAAGCTGCAGCCATCATATGCTGGCAATGCTATTGACACATATTTAACCCAATTAGAAGGTAAAGATGTTACTGGCGCTAATGGATTAAAAGCTAAAGTTATTAAGGTTATCCCAGCATCAGGTGCTGATCCATCAACTTTGTATGTTCGCTACACAAATTCTGCAAATGATAATACAACTAAAGTTTTTGCTAATAGTGAAACTATCACCCCAGATTCAGCACTATTAACATCGTATAAAGTTCAAGCTATAGCATCAGCTTCTACTGGAATTGGTTCAACTGCTACGATTGAACGTGGTGTATATTATGTCAATGGATATTTTGTTTTATGTGATACACAAATTATCGTTCTAGACAAATATACAAATACACCAACATATCGTATTGGATTAACTGTCGATGAACAGTTAATCACTCCAGAAGATACTGGATATGAATCACTTTTAGACAATGCGCAAAATAGCTATAACTATGCTGCTCCAGGTGCTCATCGTTACTACATTGATTTAGTTCTAGATAAGAAAACCATTGATTCTACAGCAGATGTAGACTTTGTTGAACTTCTTCGTGTAGATGCTGGCGCAATTATTCGCCATACAACTACAACTGAATATAATGTTTTAGAAAAAACTCTTGCTCGTCGCACGTATGATGAGTCGGGAAATTACGCTGTACGTCCATTTAAAATAGATGTTCGTGAGCATAGAAATAACAATCGTGGTGCTTGGACAGCAAGTACTGCATTTTTGATTGGTGATATAGTTACTAGCAATGGAACCACATATGTTGCTAAAACATCATCTACCTCTATTAACACTGCACCAACTCATACTAGTGGTTTAGCGTATGATGGTCCAGGATCTACTGGTGTTCAGTGGGAATATAATATTACTCCATACTATAATCGTGGTGTTTTCACTCCAGCAAATGGCGGTGATTCTGCTAAATTAGCTATTGGATTAGAACCAGGAAAAGCATACGTACAGGGTTATGAAATTGAAAAAGTTGCAACTGAATATGTTGCAGTTAATAAAGCACGTGATTATGTTCAGGTGGATAATGCAATTATTCCAGCCACTGTAGGCAATTATCTAATTGTTGATAATGTCAATAACTTACCACCTGTGAATTCATTCGCCGCAGTTACCATTTACGATAGATTCGTAACTTCCGATGGTGCAGTTCCAACGAGTGCAAATGCAATCGGTACAGCACGTATTCGTGGAATTGAGTGGCACAATGGTACAATTGCATCAGGCACTGAGCAATATAAAGTATTTTTGTTTGATGTTAGTATTACTGCTGGATATACTTTTAATCAACATGCCAAGTCTTTTTATTATAATGTATCAAGTGATGCTAATTTGAGTTTCACTGCAGATATTGTTGGTGATAATACACGTTTAATTGGTTCAGTTACTTCATATACTTCCAATACGTATGGCACACAAGGTTCAGGTACATTTATCCAAGGTTTGGGTACATCATTCCAAACTGATCTTGCAGTTGGAGATTGGGTTTACCTTGGAACTAATCGTGTTCGTGTAACATCTATCGTTTCTCAAACTAGAATTGAAGTTGGTACTGCTGTGAACGTAATTGGTGTCACAGTTGATGAAATTACTGCAGAATTAAAAGAACCAGAAAATACAAGTTTAATATTTAAACTTCCATACTATGCTATTAAATCAGTTCGTTCTTCTACTGGAAGTAATGATACGACTTATACAGTTATGGAGCGTTTTACTGGAACGACTTCTTCTGCATCTGGTGGTAATTGCACATTAACTGTTACTACTTCTAGTGGTACATTTGCTTCTGCTGCAGAAACTGATAACTATTTGTTAGTGTCTAATGATGCTGGTGCTGGCGGTGCAGTAGTTCTTCCTTCTGCAATTGTGGTTTCTTCTTCAACAGTTCAGTTTACAATATCTGATACATACGCATCCCAAAACTTTATTGTTATTGGCACAGTAAATAAATCTGGAGCAACTCTAACAGAGAAAACCAAAACATTAGCTTCTACGACTACTACCTTTACTACTGCAGCAACTGCAACTAAGACAGAGTTATTACTCGGTAAAGCTGATGCATTCCGTTTAGTTTCAGTTAAAATGGACACTGGAACATTTGCTTCTGCAACTGGTTCATATACTATCGATATTACAGATCGATATGAATTTGATGATGGACAAAGAAATACTCATTATGATGTAGCACGTCTATTATTAAAAGCATCATACGTTGCACCAACTGCTCCAATCAGCGTTGAGTTTGAATACTTTACCCACTCTACTGGTGATTACTTCACAGTTAATTCATATCCAGGAAATGTAGCATACGAAACTATTCCAATATTTAATGGAAGTTCATTACGTGATTCTATTGACTTCCGACCACGTATTGATGATGCTGGTGCTACATTTAATGGTTCAGGTTCTTCTGGTGCCTTAGTTCCAAAACGTGGTATTGATATTCGTGCAGATTTTACATATTACTTGGCACGTAAAACTAAAATCGCTGTTGACTTTAATGGTAACTTCTTTCCTATCGATGGCGTATCTTCTTTAACTCCAGGAGAGCCACTTGACCCATCTTTAGGCATGCTTCTGTATAATTTAACTTTAGAGCCATATACTTTCTCAACTACATCGACTTCTGTTGTAGTAGGTGCAATAGATAATAAACGCTATACTATGCGTGACATCGGTAAGTTAGAAAAACGTATTGATAATCTTGAATACTATACATCATTATCTCTACTAGAGCAACAAACAGAATCATTGAACATTGTTGACACTGCTGGTCTTGATAGATTTAAAAATGGTTTTATTGTAGATAGTTTTGCTGCACAAAATATTGGAGATGTAACTTCTCCTGACTATTTGTGTTCTATTGATATGGAGAAGGGTGAACTTCGTCCATTCTATTCAATGCAAAATATTAATCTAATCGAGAAGAATTCTACTGATGCAGATCGTATTGATGCAAACTACAAACTATACGGTGATGTTATTACATTACCTATTGTAGAACACATGCCATTTATTAAGCAAGAATATGCATCTCGTTTGGAAAACATTAACCCATTTGCTATCTTTACGTTTTTGGGGCAAGTAACTCTAACGCCATCCTCTGATGATTGGTTTGAAGTTGATCGTCGTCCAGATATTGTTAATCAAGTTGAAGGTAACTTTAATGCTGTTAAAGCTATTGCAGAACGTGCTGGTGTTTTAGGAACTGTTTGGAATGCATGGCAAAATCAGTGGACTGGTGCGCCAGTATCAAGTAGAACAATTTTTACCACTGGTGTAAATTGGGCAGCACGTCAGGGTGATGTTTTCTTAGATGTTGATGCGTTTAATGCACGTTTCGGTAGAAGAGATGCTGGACATGTTAATGCACGTCAAGTTGTGGCAGAAACTGTTGCGACTCAAATTGGACAGAGTCGCACTGGGGTTAAGACAACTTTAATCTCACGTATTGATCGTGAGATTGTTTCTGATCGTGTTCTGTCAACTGCAGTTATTCCATATATTCGTTCAAGAAACATTCTTGTGCA